TTTTTTTAAAGCCAAAACCATGAAACTAAAAACCCAGCCGCCTTTTTTTGGAAACAGCACCGGTGATTGCACGATATTTGCAATTGCAAACGTGCTGCACGGTTTTCCAAATGCAAGGCACGCAATAAAGCAGTTTTCACGAAAGCCAACGGGCTATCTTGTAACCGAACAAAACGAAATTGTGCGGTTCATCAGTTCAAACAGCCTAAAACTTGCCGTGCTGCATTATTCCCCCGGGCAATTCCTTAACGAGGCGAGATTTCGAAAGATGTGCCCTTACAAGGAGTTAGCAGAGGATATTTTCTCGGAGATGCCCGGCAAGATTATGTTTATACCGTTGGTATTTTATATCATGACAAAGCACCCGCACGCAATTTCAGGATATTATGCCCTTGATTCCGATGTGTTGATTTTGATGGATTCGGCACGAGCCGGCAAAGTTTGGATTCAGGAAGTTCATGAATTTTTCGAGAGCCAACAGGTTTACGGGGTGGCAGGCATCTATCAAGAAGATGAGGAAAGCGGGCACAATATGCCGATTTTGTTTGAACGGTCAGAGCTGAAAATATATGAGTAAATAAAAGTGCTTTTTTTGGCTGCAAGAACAGCGCAACATCAGCGAGGCAAACAGCCCGTTTTACACAAAGAAAAGAGTTGCACCCGTGTCGAAGTACCACCGAACGAAAAAAGTAATTTACCAACGGCAAAGAGTGCCGCAAAACCGAAAAACAGATGCTTGACCCAAAATTAAAAAAAGGATGGAGTGCATCCGGACCATACGGAAATATTTATTGCAGCATCATTGACGGCGGAATATGGGTTGAAAGAAAATACAGATTTGGGGAAATGGGGAATATTGCTTGGCCGGGTCAAATTGTATATGAGAAGATAGTCGAAGGCAGGCGTAAAAACCCATTTTCTCCCGTCGGCAAAGTTGTCAATAAACCAAATTTCGGCATGAAACATTACTACACACTAAACAGGCGAAAAGATGCTTAAAAAAGGAGATACCGGCGAACATGTTGCAAAGCTGCAAGAAGCCCTTGCCCAAATCGGTTACTTTAAAATTGTCATAGACGGGCAATTCGGGGCAATGACAGAGGCAGTCGTAAAAGACTTCCAAGCCAAAAACGGTTTGGTTTCCGATGGAATAGTCGGGCCCCGGACGCTCGAAAAGCTGTACGGTGATACCTCTTTGAACAAAGGCACGCAATTTGAGAAATATCTGCTTTCGCCCGGGCGAATGATGCCGAACAAAGACGGAATACAAGTATGGGTGCCGAACTATTGGACTGACCAACAAAAACCGGAATGGTGCTTTCTGCATCACACGGCCGGCAATGCCAACCCATACCAAACAATCGACATTTGGGATAAGGACAGCAAGACCGTTGCAACTCGCTTTGTAGTTGGCGGGCAAAGTTTGGCGGGCAAAAAAGAGTACGACGGCAAAATATTGGAGTGCTTGCCTTCCGGGGCTTGGGCTGCTCACTTGACAATCGGGGCAACAAAAGTGCATCGGGAATCAGTCGGGGTTGAGATTTGCAATTACGGCGGCTTGACAAAAGGCGGCTTTTTCCGATACGATGCCGCCTCAAAACGAATGATTTGGATTGCAGCTGAAAACAAGTATTACAACGCCTATGGTACAATCATGCCCGATGAGCAGGTTTATGACTGTGGCGAAAATTACCGCTTCAACCGATACTTCCACAAATACACTTTGCGACAAATAGAAGCCACACGGGAAATATTGTTGCATTTGAAAAGTGAGGGCATCGAAGTTTCCGCAGGGCTTCAAGAGCTTATTAAGTCCAAAGGCGTTGCCGTTGCTTTCGGTTACTTTCCTGACTACATTGCAAAGGCGCCGGGGCTATACACACACGGAAACATATTTCAGGGCAAAAACGACATCTTTCCGCAAAAGGAAATGGTCGATATGATTATGACACTATGACGCAAGTATTTGAATCCCGCCTCATAAAAACATCGCTGCTCGTTCAAAATGACGGGCGCATTCCGGGCGTTCCGGCTAACCCTCGATACATCCGCAAAGACAAATTCGAGAGCCTGAAACGCAACATCGAGCAAGACCCGAAATTCCTTTACACGAACGAATTGAAGGTTTTTGAGTATGAAGGCAAGTTTGTTGTTATTTCGGGGAATATGAGGCTTCGAGCCTGCAAGCAAATTGGCATCAAAGAAATTCCTTGCAAGATTATCCCGCAAGATTGGACAGCCGAAGACATCAACAAAGAGGCGATTTATTCAAACGTTGAATCCGGAGAATGGGACACAGAGATGCTTGCAAACGAATGGGGCGAAATGCCGTGGAAAGATTGGGGCGTTGATGTGCCTGGCATGCAGAAAGACGATGAGCAGTCCGAAGATGAGGAAGAAATCAAACAACAAGATAACACAAAAACGGAGTGCCAAACCTGCCCAACATGCGGCAAGGTTATTGATGAGGCGGCACCGTTTTAATCTAACGTAATCTGTCGAATGAGCAAAGATAGAAAACCACAAAACCGGAAGCTTTCAGATGTTGAGTTTTGGGAGGGGCTAAGGGCTTCCGGGGGACTTTTTGCCCGGGCCGTTCGATACTTCAAAGAAAAGTTCAATGTTGAAATTACAAGGCAGTCGGTAAAGATTAGAGCCGACAAAAACCCGGAACTTCTACGGGACATTGAAGAAGAATGCAAGGATATTGCAGAGGAAACTTTGCAGCACTTCATTCGAGCCGAAAAGGACAAGAAACTAAAGCTTGATGCCACAAAGTTCTACCTATCCACCAAAGCCAAAGACCGAGGTTATACCAAAGACGAAGCCAAAGGCAACTTGGATAAAATCATCATCGAAATCGAAAATCGGGACGAATGACAAAGAGGGTAAAGATAAAACTTTTCGAGCCGCACCAAGGGCAAAAGCGCATCATGCAAAACGCGCGACGATTCAATGTGATTCCGTGTGCCCGTCGTTTTGGAAAGACGGAGCTTATATCTACCGTAAATATGCCGCTGATTGCCCCCGCTGTTTTTGGCGGGGGCTTTGTTGCTATTTTTGCCCCTGTCTTCAAAGATATATCCCAAACGTGGCGGACGATACTTGAAACCTACAAAGACCTCATAAAAGACAAGCACAACACACAACACATCATCTATTTTCACGGTGGTGGCATCTTGTTTTTTTGGTCACTTACGAATGAAGCGCACAAGAACGACGGCCGTGGGTACAAGTTTCACAGGGTTATTTATGAGGAAACGCAAAAGATACCCGATGCCGTCTTTGAACACCATTGGAAGGAAGTAAGCCGCCCGGCTTTGTCAGACTACAAAGGAGATGCCTTTTTCATCGGCACCACAAACGGGAAAAACTCGTATTGGTACAAACTTATGCAGCGAGGGGCAACAAACGGAAATTGCACGGTAAATGCATTTGGAGAGCAAGATATTGAGCCGGTTGAAGATGTGGCAGGCGACAATAAAGAGTGGGTGACGTTTCGCATGATCACCACCGACAACCCACGAATTGACCCGTCCGAAGTCGAAAGCGCCGCATCAGACCTTGACGAACAAAGCTACCACCAAGAATACTTTTCGGTTGTCGTGAACTATGAGGGGCAAGCATGGGCGTACGTTTTCAAAGACAGGCAATTACAAGCCCGCGTTTTTCAGAAAGCCCAGGCCATGATTTGGAATGATTATATATTTATCGCCTTCGACTTCAACAAAGTCCCGATGACGGCTTGCGTTATGCAAAAGAAGTGGCTTTCGACAAAGGAAACTTTTGAAACCAAGTTCAAGTATGCCCCGATTATAAAGAAGGCTTTCAAGTTGGGGGAAAAGGGCAAATCGGCAACTATTTACGATACTTGCAAGGCCATAAGGGAGTGGATTTATCAGCAAACCGGCCGCAAAATTGGAAAGTGGGAGGATGAAAAAGGCGTTAACCGTTACCCGAATGCATTTGCGATAAAGGTCACCGGGGACGCAAGCGGCAATACGACGTCGGGCATGGTCAAAGACCCGACCGACTACTATCGCATTATCAAAGACGAATTGCAGTTGGGGAATGAGGCGTTTGTAGTGCCAAAGTCAAACCCTTACCACACTGACAGCCATTTGCAGCTCAATACAATTTACAGCCGTTGCCCGGGCGTTATCGTGTGCAAAGATGAAGCCGCCGATCTTATCAAAGACCTGCTGCGCATCAAAGACGATGGAAAGCACGGAATCGCAAAGGGGCAAGGCGAGGCATTGCAGGCGGACTTGTTGGACTGTAACCGGTATTTATTCAACACATTTTGTCAGGATATTTGGAGTAAATGAAAAAGCCCCGCCAACACGGCGGGGCTTTTTTGTTAGAAGAATTTTCGGGCTACACAAATCATGAGCCTACAATCATCATCACCAAAAAAATACTTAAATTTATGATATGTACAAATTAACATGCCATTGCGATTTACAATTTCAAAAGGGCTATCCTCGCCTTTTATGTAAGTTTTTATTTCATACATAGGCAAATCATGTATTTTCTGCGATATTCCAGAGCCTTCATCATCAATACCAATCATTAGATATCTTTCATTAACAATCCATCCGTTTGCCCTGAAAATATAATTTATTATATCCGGATTTTCTTTTTGATTTATAAAATTGTCCCCAGCTTTGCAATAATCAAGCACAGTTTGGAGTACTTTTATTTCTGTTTGAATTTCTGTGTTCATTTTGATGCTGTTTTAAGTTGGAATTATCTATCGCGCCAAATTTTGCCTTTGGCTATGGCTTCAAGAAAAGCGTTTGCCGTTACGACGTATGCCTTTCCATCCTTTTCAGCGATGACCCTTTGTAGAAACGGCGAATAAACCGTTACATAGAATCCGCCTTTTTTGCTTTCCCATTGTCCGAGCATCTCGAATGGACTTGGCGGTGCGCTCATTTTGCCAAAGTTTTGAGCGGCGCCGTCGGTACATGATGCGCTCGAAAGTCTTTCCGATGCTTGTAATAGCTCACATATTCCAAGTCGAAAATAATCCTGCATTCAGCGATTGCGACAGAAATAATGTTGTCGGAGGCTCGGCAGGCTTCTTTGTGCGGGTTGCCGGCAGGGCGGATTTGGTAAGGCTTTGGTATTCCCCCAAAAGAAAAAACAACGTTCTTTTCTTCAAACAAGAATAACAGCGCCTTTCTTTGGCTTTTTTCGATTGCGGGTTGGTGGCTCATTTCGATGTAAGTTTTTGTACCTGAAAAAATTCCACACCGTCCGAATAAGCAACGTACTCAACAAAGCCGTTGATGTTCGGGCCTGCATAGTGGGATATTGTTGTTTCTCCGATTTGCAGCCAAAGTGGGCGGAAGGCTTCGGAGTGGGCGCGGCGGTCGGGTGCGGATGCTCGAATGGATTGCAAGTAAACCCTTCTAAATTCCAACTTTGCTTTTTGCTGTTGGTAGTAAGTTCCAAACAGCGGGAATATATGCGGGTATCCAAGTACTCTTGCAAATGTATGTGCGTCGTCTTTCATGTTATT